TGCACGAAAAAGTAATTCACGAAAAAATTGTTGCTAAAGAACCTGGCAAAAGTATGGCCACGGCAATGAAGGGTTTCGGAAAGGCCTACAATTTCGCCGGAACAAAACTTTACGAGATTCGCGACTTAATGGACCAATTGAGAGATAAAAAAGAAATGAACATTATTGTTCTGGGCCATTCAATCGTTTCTAAGTTTGAGGACCCTATGTTAAACATTTCTTACGATCAATATGAAATGTGTTTACATAAAACTAAACGCGTCGATTATAATAATGTTTTTATGGACTGGGCCAATATGGTTTTATTTTTAACCTGGGAAAATTATAAAGTCGAAGACGGGGCCGGAGCGGTTTCCATAGGAAAAAGAAAAATACTAACGGAGTTTAGGCCAAGTCATTACGCTAAGAACCGTTATAATTTGCCTTACGAAATAGAAATGGACAGCCAAAACCCGTTGAACACTTATAGAATGTTGCAAAACCATATTGACCAATTTTATGCGTCAGGAATGCAGGCTAACACTTTTCAAAATGACTTTAATATTTTGGTTCACGAATGCAAGCAATTAATGTCAGAAGTAAAAAACGAAAATAATAGGCCGGCAATGGAGCAAGCAATTAATCAAATTTGCGCGAACGCAATGATTAACCCGGGCGAAAATTTAAGTAATATAACAGTCATACGAGATCGAATAAAAGAGATCGTTACTAACCAATAATAGGAGAATTTTATGCAAGGAATTTTTAACGGAAAAATTAAAGAGTACGGAGTTTCGGAAACTAACGCCGGAAACCCACAGATTTTTATTTCTTTTGAAGTGTTAGACCAGGAAACCGGAAATGTTTTAAAAACAATGTCATGGTTTGGTTCATTTGTTGGCGGCGCCAAGGACATTACGCTAAAAACATTAATCGCTTGTGGCCTAATGCCGCAAAATTTTGGAAGTCTTGTAAACTTTAAAGACGGCGTAGCGTCTAACATGCTAGACCTTAACAAAGTTTTGAGTTTAGACATTCAAGAAGAACCAAAATATGACGACCCGTCAAAAACGGTTTCAAAAATTCAATGGGTAAATGACCCGAATTCAGCGCCGCAAATTAAAAAAGTGGACGAAGCTAAGAACGCGCAATTTTTTGGTAACGGAGCATTCGCACAAGATTTAATTTCACTTGCCGGCGAAATGGGCTTACCGCTCAACAATGGTCAAGGCGCGCAAATGGGCAATCCTGGGTTTAATAACAACATGAACCAAAACATGAACATGAATAACAATGGTCAAATGAATCAAGGCCAGCAGCAAATGAACATGAATCAGGGTCAAAACATGAACGCGAACATGAATCAAGGTCAACAAATGAACAATAATGGCCAAGGTCAACAACAACAACAACAACAACAACAAAACGTAAACAACAACGGACAACAAAACACGAATGCAAACGGAGACTTTCAAGCCCCTTTCTAAATTTAAAATAGTTTGCGACTTGGAAACAAGCGGCAATTGCCCAATCAATAACGGAGTAATTGCCGCTTGTATTTTGATCATAAACGAAGACGACGAAGTTATTGACAAGTTCGTTAGGTATGTTTGTCCGCCTAATTTAACAAGGCGTAATTGGTCGATTGATGCCCAGGGCGCTCATGGAATAACTTTCGAACAAGTGCAAACTTTTATGTCGAATGAACAATTTTGTTATGAATTATTAATGTTCCTGGCAAAATATAAAGATGAAAATAATTTTCCGTTGCCTTTTATTTGTCACGCTTCGCCAGGCGGTTGGTTTGAAAATGGGGAATGGAAAATTATAAAATGGTTTGATTATAACTTTTTAATGTGGGCCTTTAAAAAGGCGAAATTTGAAAACGGTCAAGAAATGGTTTGGTCATTATTTAAAGTTATCAATTCAAATAATTTAATAAGTACGGTCGCAATGGGTCGAACGGCCGGATATGAAAAGAATAAATTAAAAGAGTGGGGTCCGAGGTTAGGCATAAACATGAAAAATCACCACGACGCCGAATTTGATACCTGGGTTTGTTTAGAGGTTTATAAATATTTAAAAAATCAAGATAGGATGATTTAAGAAATGTCTAAATTTCAATTAAGAGATTATCAGCAAAAATGCAAGGACTTAATGTCGGTCGAGTTTTCAAAAGGCAACAACAAGCTTATGGCCTGGTTAAACACTGGCGCCGGAAAAGGTTTGTTAATGGCAAATTTTGTCAAGGAGGGAACCGATAAAGGCATGAAAGTGTTGTCGATCATGCGTCGCCGTGAAATTATTTTTCAAACTGATAAAAATTATAAGAAATATTATAATATAGATTCGTCTCTAATAATGGGAAATATAAAACATGACGTTAACAAGAATTCGTTTATATGTTCGGCCGATACGCTGCCCAGGCGAATAACAAATTCCAAATACGATTTTTTAAAAGATTTTGATTTAATAATAATAGACGAATGCCATGATATGACATCGTTAGGTTATAAAAAAATAATATGGTTTTTAGAGGGTTACAATTTAGACGATTTCAGCGAAGTTGATTTTGAAAAATTTAAAGATAATTTCAAAAAAGTTTACATTGGATTAACTGCGACGCCTTTTCGCGTTGGTAAAAAAACGCATACTTTTTTCGACAAGGTTATTAAACCAATAGAGGCCCACGAATTGCGCGACCGTGGTTTTTTAACGCCTGTTAAAGTTTACGCGCCTAAAAAAATAGATACAACCGGACTTCGAATAACCGGTTCCGATTATAACCAAAAAGAACTATTTGAAAGAGTTTCAAAACTCCAGGTTATTGGCGACGTTGTAGAAACTTATAAACAATTAGGACAAAATAAAGCGGCAATTTGTTTTTGTGTTAACCAGGCCCATTCTAAAATTATGGCCGAAGCGTTTAGAAATGCCGGCATTCCGGCCGTTCATTGCGACGCCGATCATTCAAAAGAGGAGCGAGACAATGCAATTAAAGGACTTAAAGACGGGACTTATAAAATTCTTACAAACTGTAATATTTTTAGCACTGGTTTTGATGCTCCTTTTATTGAGGTGCTTATCGGCGCGCGCCCGACAGATTCGGAAATTCTCTTTATTCAACAAATCGGTCGGGTTTTAAGACCATTTAAAATTTGCGCAAATTGCGGAACTGAATACGGCGGCGACGATCAATGTTATATATGTAAATCGTCATTAACGGATTATGTAAAACAATACGCTATTATTTTAGACCATGCCAATAATACGAACCGTTGGGGCCTACCTTACGATATAAGGCAACCGGAATTAGAACCAATAGATTCGGCAAGAAAAAACCGCGTCCAGGGAATAGGCGTTAAAACGTGCCCTAAGTGTTTCGCCGTTGTTCATAATAGTGATAGGAACTGCGTTTGTGGCCATGACTTTGTTGCGCAATCTCAAATAAACGCGGCCGAACAAGTTGTTAACGTGGCCGGAGAGTTACACGAAGTTGATTCTAATTTTTTAAAAGAACAATTATATCAAAAAATAAAACAAAGATATAACAGTTATAAAAGGCTTGAAATGCTAAGACATTGGGGGCCTAATGCAAAATTTTATAAATTATATGAAGATTTTGGCGAAGAACTTTTTGAATTTTCTTCGTCATTTGGAATTTCTGTAAAAATGAAAAAACAATTAAGAAAAAATGAGCTTAACGAAGGCCTAAAAGGACTTTACGACGACATAACGAATTCGTCGGTTAACGCAAAGGTGATTACATGAAAGAAATTTTTAATGAATTAGATACAAATGACCCGTTATTTTTTGGAATTGTTTTAACGGTTTTAATAGTAATTTTTATTTTAGATAGGAGAGTAGAAAGATGAAATATTTAAGAGTTAAAGACGCGCCAGATGTTTTAGCATTATTCGACGGGGCAAGTTGCGGTCAAGAAGCACTCAACAAGGCCGGAATTGAATATAGAAATTATTATGCATCTGAAATTGACAAGTACGCAAAGATTGTTGCGCAAGACAATCACCCTAAAACATTTCAATTGGGAGACGTTACAAAATGGAGACATTGGGGTTTTGATTTTTCCAAGATTGGTATAATTTTCGCCGGGTTCCCTTGTCAAGCCTGGTCGGTTGCCGGAAAACAAAAAGGAGACAACGACCCTCGCGGCGCACTTGTTCATGATTTAATATCAATATGGAAAGAAGTAAAGAAACAAAACCCAAATGTAAAATTCCTTTTTGAAAATGTTAAAATGAAAAAAGATTTTATAGAATACATAAACGACTTATTTGGAGTTGAACCAATAGAAATAAATTCAAGTCTTGTTTCTGGTCAAAATAGAAAACGGTTATACTGGTCAAACATAGACGATATAACTATTCCAGATGATAAGGGTATTTTATTAAAAGATATTATTGAAGACGGGTTCGTTGATCGAGATAAAAGTTATTGTTTAGATGCGAACTATTTTAAAGGTACAAATTTAGAGCAATACTTAAAAAAATGTAGACGTCAAATTGTTTTTAATTTTTCTAGCTCTGGACGCGGAAATGGGGTTGTTGAAAATAGATTTTATAATTCTGGCGATAAAAAAGCTCATTGTTTAACAAAAACAGGGTATTCAAAAAGAAGTTTCACAGGGGTATATAATAAAGACGGCATAAGAAAATTAACGCCAATAGAATGCGAAAGATTGCAAAATTTACCAGACGGATATACTAGCGCAGTTTCAAATACACAACGTTATAAAATGATTGGCAACGGTTGGACGGTTGACGTTATCGCTCACATTTTAAAAGGACTAAAACAATGAAAATGGAAGGATTGTTATTTTTTATAGGAATAGCTTGCTATTTCGACTTAAAAGATGAATTGAAAAAGATATTTAACGCCGTTCACGCGGTAAACGGAAACAAATTAAAAAATTTAAAATTAGAAAAAGATTGTGTCGTTTGTTTTAACAAAAAATGCGAATGCAAATACGGGAATGGAAAAAATGACTAATAGATACCATGAACACCAGGAATTAATAAAACGATTTAAACTTTTATGTACTAAGGAATTGCCAGGAATAAGAATTTTTGACCGAACCGTTGGTATGTTTTACGCAAAAAGAATTAATAATAATATTATTAATTACGTTCCGGTTAAAATAAATAATCCAGGAATGGCGGACGCCTACGGACTTTATAGTTCTATTAGGCATGGTTTAATTCATTTAGAATTTGAATTTAAAACCGGAAAAGCAAAACAAACCAACGATCAAAAGACCTGGCAAAATTTTATTGAAATGATGAATGGCGGCTTTTTTCTAATTAGAGACGAACGCCAGGGTTTAAATGATATTAAAAATTTTTTAGTACAAAGGGGTTACGCCAGTGAATTTGGGAAATAGAATATTAGACTTTTTTAATTTTTGTTATAAACAAGGTTGGGAATGCGGAATTGTTTGGTTCGAAAATGAATTTCACGTTAATGTAAATTGTAACGGAAAAGTTTATTCAAGCGGCCAGGCCCCGACATTAACGGCGGCGCTAGATGAATGCGCGAATGGTTTGCAAAAGGTTGGTATATGAAAAATATAGTTGTTTACATGATTTTATATTCTTATATTCTTGGAATTTTTACGGGATATATTTTAAACAATTAAAAGACGGCCGAATTAACGACCGCCTAAAATCAAAAAATTTTGCAATAAAGCAAAAAATGGAATAATATTTTTTACATCAAAAAATTTTAAAAGGCAAAAAAATAAATGGACTTAACGTTTTTAAATAAACTGAATAAAGAAATTTCGGAACATTTCGAGATTATGGAACAAGTTTCCAATATTAAGCCGGACGGTTCCGTTCACAGGTTTGATTCTACGAAAACAGGCGACAAGGCAATTTGGGTTTGTATTCACGAAACCGAGTATCGCGGAAATACTTATTTTAACGCGGTATATGGTTCCTGGCGCGCCGGCGTTCAATATACTTGTTCAAGTTATGAAAAAGGCCAGGCTAAACAGTCGAAAGAATTTAAACAGGCCGTAAAAGATCAAATTGAAAAAACCAAAACAAAATTAGAGCAAGAAAAACAGGTAAAATATAAAGAGTGTCGCGACAAGTGGACTCCGTACTATCACAAATTGCCAAACAATTCGCCATTGCATGATTATTTAAAAGCTAAAAAAATAAACTCAAATTTTCACGCGCGGATTGATAACTATAATGTTCTAATTGTTCCGGCCTGGAATGCGGACGGCCTATTTGTTGGCGCTCAACGGATATTTCTTGACCCGGTAACAAATAAATTTGAAAAGCGTTATACTTACGGAATCGAAAAGCCTGGTTCATTTTGCCCATTTGGAGACGTTAGAAACGCGGACTTCGTTTATATATGCGAAGGGTTTGCAACCGCTTGTTCGGTTTATATGGCCTTTAAAACGGACCCTAAAATTGCCGTCGTATGCGTCTGGGACACGTCAAACCTTTTAACTGGCGCCCAGGCCGTTAGGAAAGTAAACCCTAATTCGTATTTAATTTTTGCCGCCGATCATGATATTAATAGCGACCCTAAATGGCACAACATTGGCGAACGAAAAGCAAAACAAGCGGCGAATAAATTAAGTAATTCAATTGTTAAGACTGTTAAATTTTCCGGAAACAATGACAAATGGTCCGACTATAATGACTTACATCAATTCGAGGGCCTGGAACACGTCATCAAACAATTGTACACTGACGAAACCGAGTTTACCGAAATAATTCCTTTGGGTTTTAACGATAAAAAATATTATTATTTTTCGACGTCTAAAAAAGATATTCTTGAATTAAGTTCGTCGGACCATAACCCGTCGAATTTAACACTAGAGGCCCCGGCAAAATATTGGGGCGACCGCTATGGTTATCTATTAAATAAGGAAGGGGAAAAGACCCAAAACCCAAATTGGAAAAGAGTTATCGAGCAATTAGGAATAGAATCGGCCAAAGTTGGAAAGTTTAACCATTCAAAAGTTCGTGGCGTTGGCGCCTGGGAACATAACGGCGAAATGATCGTTAACATAGGCGACAAGCTTTATTATAATGACGAATTTTTTCCGCTATATAATAACGGTATTGATTCGGAATATTTTTACCAATCAAGCGATAGTATTTCGCTAGACTTTTCCAGGCCGCTAGGAAATTCGGACGCGCTAAAATTTGTCGAAGCGTTTCAAATGTTAAACTACAAAAACAAGAACGATTTTATAATTGTTTTAGGTTGGATATTTTCGGCCCAAATATTTGCGGCATTGCCCTGGCGTCCTCATATTTGGTTTACTGGCGAACGTGGTTCCGGGAAAAGTACAATCTTAAATTATGTAAACGATGCAATCGCGTTTTCAATATTAACCCAGGGTTCGACGGCCTCGGGTATTCGTCAAAGAATTTTAAATAATGCTTTTTCTATTATCTCGGACGAATCGGAACCAAATACCGAAAAAGATAGAATGAAATTACAGGAAGTTTTAGAGCTGGCCCGTCAATCAAGTACGCGGTCAAGTTATGAAACATTAAGGGGTTCGGCGTCTGGTCGCTCAATTTCATATAATACGAACACTTGTTTTTGTATGGGTTCAATTCAATTGTCCGCAATGGGCGGCGCCGATACGTCGAGATTTTTCGTTATTGAAATGGAGAGTGTTAAAAACCAAACGCATCAAGATTTTATCAGACTTGAAAACGCTATGAATGACATAATCCCCCTTTCAAGCGGTTTATTTGTTCGCGCCGTTAAAATGTATGACAATCATGTTAAAAACATTGAGACGGCCAAAGAAGTGATTAAAAAGCGCAAAATCGAGTCAAGGCAAGCGGACCAATTGGCGCCGATAATTGCCGGTTACTGGGCCTATTTTTCGACCGGAGAAATGGACGAAAAGTTTGTTATTAATACTATTAACGAACTTGATTTTGAAAAGTCGGCATACGCCGAAGCTAACGAAGTAAACGACTCGGAAAAATGCCTTGACGATATTCTAGGCCTACAAATTCCTGGTAAAACCATAACGGTTGGACAAATTGTCGAACGCTATCCGCACGAAAAAACGGTATTTGCAAAAGATGAATACGACCAAATTCTTGGAATAATTGGTTTACGTTATATCGAAGACGAAAAAGCCTTATTTATTGCCGCCAGGTCTTCGGCCCTTCGAAAACAAATGGAAAGAGTTTCGGACTTTTCAGACTATGCAAACGTTTTAAAAAGACATGATAATTTTATAGATAATAAATTATTGAGAGTTTCCGGAGCGCCTAAAAAGGGTATATTAATAAGGGTCGATTAACGACCCTTGATTTTTTTTTAATTCTTGTTCTAAATTTTTGACCCTGTTTTCCAGTTCGCTTTTTTCTTCATTATCTTTTTTACATGGTTTACATTGCCACGGCGGAAACGGAAACGCGTAGCCGGTCGGCGTTGCCTTTTGTCCGCATCGTGGGCATTTTGGAGCGCCAAACATACTATCGACCCTTTAGATTAATAAAGCATTGGTCCCTATTGAAACAAGCTTCATATTTTCCAGGATAAGAAATATTAAATTCGGAACAAACTTTATTGTCTTGAAAATATTTTTCCTTTTCCAATTCCTTTTTAATCGACGTTTCGTATTCGCCTTTTTTATAACCTGTTTTATATGCGGCAATATTTGAGGCGTAAAAAGATAACGCTATTATAAAACTAAATAAAATTTTCAACATTGAAGTCTTCTTTGTTTAATACGATTCCGATAACCTTCCATGATTTTGTTTTTTTATTTTCGGCATAAAATTGTTTCTCGGTTAAATATTTTCTATTAGAAACGAATATATTACTTTTTGTTTTGGCAAAATCGGAATCGGTGTAAACCATAAAACATTTCTTAATTTTTGGCGCTTCGGCTAGGCGACTAATTTCGTATTCCTTTATTTGCTCCAAATGTTCATTAATAAGTTCAATTGTTCCCTTGTCGATATTTAGTTCTTCGACGGCCGGTATTTTTGCCTCAATGTATGCAATAAAATTTTTGAGGCCGTGCGATACTTGTTCAACATCAATTTTGTTTCCGTCGTCAATCATGCAAGCGGTAACGGCGCATTCCTTTTTTACTCTCTCAAGTTTTTGTTCAAGTGCGATTTTTTGTAATAGAACAATTTCATAAACTTGATCAAGTGATTCTCTGGTTAATCCTTTGGTGTTAAATTCTCTCATGGTTAATTTCCTTTTGTTTTTTTAATATTAATTCGGTCAAGTCGGATTGACATAATACACACAAATAAAAAGTTGATGTATTTGTCGAGTCTTTAAGACCTATATTTATACCGTTTATTAATTTCGTTTCGCGAAAACAGCTTTGACAATTTTGAATCTTTTCCGGTTTTTCTATCAGTTTTATCACAATTAATTCTCTTGTTTCATGTTTTCGTTAATCTGATATTCTTTTAATTCGTCTAAATGGTTAACCAAAATGTCGGCCTTTTTAATTCCAAAATTAAATATTGGTTTCTTAATTTTCTTTTCGCCAGTTTTCTTGTCAAATTCAACGGCCTTTTCGCCATTTTCATCAACCTGGTAAACCTTGAATTGATTGTTTCCGTTAAATTGTTCGTCGGTAAATACTTTAGTTTTCATTTTTAATTTCTCCCTTCATTTACTGAAAAACCAAATGCCTGGCCTTTATTATTTACTTTAAATCTATTTTTCCATTTGCAATTATGGCAAACGCAAATATATTCCTTTGTAATAACTGGTTTGCTAACATTTCCGTTAATTTTTAAATGTTTGCCAACGTTTTCATAAAGATTATTATATTCTTTTTCTTTTTTATTTAGCATATATGTTAAAGATAATATCGCAATGGCGCAATTTAATAACATTAAATATAAAACTGTTTCGTCTAAAAATAATTCATTCATAATAAAACCTTATTTTAATATTAATATTGCTATGTAAAAAGTTTTTGTTATTGAAATTGCCGAAGATATTGCCCCCGGTTCATCCGTCGGCGTCACATTGGTTGAGCTAGAACAATTTGTTGAACTTATTTCATATCCTTTTTCTAGCGAATCATTTAACAATTCCGAAAACTCTTCGCTAGAACTAGATTCAATAATCTTTACCCTTTCTTTTGGTTCCGGTTTTAAAATAGAATCAAGAGATAGGCAACCGGCCTGGGCCATTGTTAACATTGTTCCTAGCAATTTGATAACATCATTGACCGAATAAGGCGTTGTGTTGGATAAATCAATTACGGCTTGGCCTAACTCCGATTTATGTTTAAACATTTCTATATTTCCATTATTGTTCATTTTTTTATTCCTGTAATTTAAAGTTTTTCTCAATTCTTGTAAAATGACATAATTTGCGGAACCTATAGTTAATAACCCGGGAAATTCTTTTATTCTCTTAATCTCTTTTTCAATTTCTTCGTTCGTCATTTTGCTAATGTTCATATTTCACCCCATTTTTCACGTTCCAAATGATTATATCTTTTAATGAAATTTCAATTGGTTCTTCGGCCTTTTTTTCAGCTTTTATTTTGTTTCCTGGTATTGATATATATTTACTGATAAACCCATTATGTTTTAAATATTTTAAAACCATTAAATGATAATTTTTATTTTCAATCATATTTCGCCCCTACTTTTTAAACCCATATAAAATTCGAATGCATCTTTATTGCATCTAATAGCATTACGACGCCAGTTAACAATTTTAAGGCCCTCGTAATTGCGCGCTCTACTTAATGCGACATACGCCATACCTTCGGCGAAACACCTGGTAAGATCGACTTGTAAATAGTCTAACGTCATGCCTTGCGATTTATGAACCGTAATGGCCCAACCTAATTTAATAGGGAATTGTTTAAATGACGCCAATATTCGGGTTTTATCGTTTTCTTTTTTCTCTATTTTCCAAACGTTAATTGGAATTGAAACTATTTCGTCGGAGTCAAATAAACGAATTCGCATGGCCTCGACGGTTTCTTTAAACATTCCAATTTTGATTTCGGTTTCAGTTAACCCTAAATATTCGCCCATAGAACCGTTTACATATCTATAATTTACGTCATTAACCAGAACCATGACTTGCGCCCCAACTTTTATTTCAAGCGTTTCCATAGCGTTACAATCGCGAACTATCTGGTCTTTATACTTTTGATTTATTCCCGTTATTTTCGCCTGGTATGTTTCTAATTTCGAACCGATCTTTTCCAGGTATTTATTGTTAAACGTATTCACTTCGTTATTCGTACTTAATAAATTGACCGGTTCAACGCCGTCCGGAAATTCATGCTTATAAGTATTAAAAAAGTATTCGTCAACGGCGTCATTTATGGCCCCGGCCCGAACCATATTCAAGGCAAGGCAAAACTTTTCGTCGTCCTGGCGCTTAATTTCTTTTAAATAAATAATTTTAAAATCTAGCTCCTGGAAAACGGGCGATTGAAAAACCCAGGGGCGCGACATTTCTTTTTTCTCGTATGGTTTAACGATCGGCGGTAGCTGCATAAAATCGCCAGAAAATATAACCTGGACGCCGCCAAATGGTTTACTATTTCCGATTACATATTGAAAAAGCGCGTCCAACAATTCAAACGCGTCGGACCTTAACATTGAAACTTCGTCTATAATTAAAAGTTCAATCGCTTTAATTTCCCAACGCTTTTCATTTCTAAACTTATAAGAATTTACAATATTTTTTAATTGTTTCTTTTTAGTATTTACGCCGATTCCAGTACAACGATGAATTGTTTCGCCAAAATCAAATTGTAAGCTGGCCATACCGGTCATTGCGGTTCTAGCGACGTTTAAATTATTGTCGTCGGCCCATTCTAAGACCTTTCGTAAATTGTAAGATTTTCCCACGCCGGCGCCGCCAGTTAAAAGGATATTTCTTTTATCGTCCAGGGCGGAGAGTATTTCGTTAATTGGTTCCATTTAATATTGCCTCGTAAGTTCTTGGGCCAACAATTAATTTGCCGTGCATAATAAAGCTTTTTTCCGTGTGTTTGCATTTTAAATATTGTTTTTGAATTATGGTAAAAATCTCAACTTCGAACCCAACTTTTTTAGATAGCCATTTTTCAAAACCCGTTAAACAACTGGCCTCGTTTTGGGAAAATTCCTTAATTGTTCTTGGGTTTGAATTAGATATTAAAAGCCTATCTTTAATTACGTTCATTAATATTATCCTTATAATTAATTCGTAAACGTCGGCCTATAGCCGTCAACGTTTGAATTCGTGCTAACTAATTTTAATTTACTGCCATTAAAAAAATAAACGGTTTGCTCCCGTTTTTTAAATTCGTACATTTTTTCGTTGCCGCCTAAAATAACTTTGTCTAAATGTTTTAAATCTCTTTCCAAGCGGGCCAGGCCCTGGGCCATACCCTTATAACTCATTATTAAGGCGAATTGATTTTCTTTTTGTAAACAATGGGAAATTGCGGCCAGGTAAAACATTTTTATTCCATTTTTTGCTTTATTTATTTAAAAAATTTTTCTCATTTTGTAATTTCTAGGTCAACTAAATTAGAATGCGAAAGTGATTTTTCGGCAATATCCAATAAAAAGTCGACTTGTTCGGACTTATTTAGCATATTAAAAACAAATGCCTTGTCCGAAATTGCATTAATCATGTTATTTAAACGCGCCTCATTTACTGAAACGTTTAAACTTACCTTTTTGTGGTTGCTTCTTTTCCTTTTAAAATCGACAACAATTTCTTCTAAACTCATAAAAACCTCGTATGAATATGTTAATAAATTTTTAGGTATAATAATATAATTTAAGCGTAACTAAAAGGTTTATTACGTGTGCATGTATATATTTCATAAATAAAAAACTTTATTCGTCGGATTGTAAGGTTTTATTTCTGCATGTAACCTTTGCCATATTCTTACAATCCTTAATAATTTCAAAGACTTAGCTTAGGTGTAACTTGTTACCATAATATATATAACCCCTATAGAGAAAGAGAGAGAGAGGGCCATATGCGTCATTATTTTATTCTATAAGGGTCTATATATCCGGAAGATACGGTTACACCTAACGAGATATTTCGAAAAAGGTCAATGATTTCAATAGCTTTGTATACATATATAGTGTAACCGGGCCGTAACCGACCCCTATAATTTCAATGGTTTATACGGTTACACCTACGGTTACGGCCGGTTACGGCCACATTTCAATGACTTACGAAATGGTGTAAATAGTTTTCGGTTCTGATAGGTATTGTCTATCAAAGTTTTTTCCCGATAGGTAAATAATATTAGACTTTGGAGAGTGATTATTTTAATTTATTGCCCACATAAACCGGGAAAGGTTTTATTATTAACTTAACTGAATTAATAGTGTGTGTTTCTTTCCTGGTTTATTTTTTTGGGGGGCGACAGCATTGTTGGTAATGCTCAAGGTGTAAAAACCTTGGAACGTTGGTTCGATTCCGGCCGCCCCCTCTTAATTTTTAACTAGCGACCAGTTAGCGGATTAAGAAACTTCGGTTGTGCTTAAAAAGCGAAAGGCGTAATTCGATATTGGACGCCAGGTTTGTCGAATGATCTGGTTTTAATAAGAATGATTTTAATCGGCTATTAGTTTTATGCGCATTTACGATTATTACTTTCAAAGTTCCGGTAAAGGCGAATAAGCAAGTTGGACGGTAAAGCAAGCGTTACATTAAGCTTATTCGCCTTTTTTATAAAAAAATAAATTCATATTCCTAACGCAATTTTGAATATGATTCTGATATGTCAGTAAAGGCCGAAACGGACAAGGTTATTCCAGAAACGTTTCGGTCTTTTTTAATGTCAGAAAATAACAGTTTCCAACTTTCAATTTTAATTCAATAATTTATTTGTGTGTGTGTGCGATAGCATTTTTTATTAATTGTCTTCGTGTCAAAATGTCTCTCAATTTAAGGCCGTGATAATATCGCGGCCTTTTTATTTCTTGACTATTATGGTTTAACTCTCCTAGTATTTTCTAAACAATAACCACAAAGGGGAATTTATGAGCGTCTCAAAAGAGCGTCGCGAAGCTTACGGAAAATTCACAATTTTAAAGTATTTTCATTATGATCATTTGCCGAAGCATTTACAGGAGGTATCGAAACCGTTTAACGATCTAGCCTATTCTATTGCGGACCGTTTTATTGACGGAAAAGCGCCAGATATTGCGGAAACAATATCGTCATTAAGAAAACTTTTAGAATCAAAAGATTGCGCCGTTAGGGCATCAATTATGCCAAAAGGAAATTAATTATGAGACTGACAACAAAAGGGCGTTACGCCTTAATTGCTATGACCTATATGAAAATTAAGCACGACGAAGGCCATACTGCGCCCGTAAGACTCGCGGACATATCAAGCGATGAAAACATGCCTTTAAATTATTTGGAGCAGTTATTTCGAAAATTAAGACTTGCTAACCTGGTTTTTTCAGTTCGGGGGCCTGGGGGCGGTTACAAGTTGGCGGTTGAAAAATGCGACGTATCAAAGGCGAAATTTGCGACGGCAAAAATTTCCTACAAAGAAATATTGGACGCGGTTGGCGAAAAGGTTTCTTTTCACGAAAACCTGGACGGGAACGCCGGAACATCAAGCGCCGGAATTGTTGTTTCTCAATTGTCGATAATTAAAAGCAATCTTATTAAAGATTTTAATTCGATGATTATTTAGGTTTATGACGGGGTTTAATCGCTCCGTTTATTCCACATGTTAACAGCATCGTCCGCGCTTACGTCTGACGTTGGGCCAGTAATAAAGCAATCGCCGTCGCGACAACCTACAACAAAATAAAATTCATCTAAAATTTCCCCGTAATTACATTTGTAATGCAATTTTTGAACCTTTAAATCATCGCCGCCACAAAACGGGCATGGTTTTAAATTGAATTTTTCCATAATTATTTCCCTTTTTTAATATGTTTTGGCGTGACTTCGACGTTAACGTTGAGGGTCGCGTCAATATATGCGTCGATAATTTTTTGCGGCGACATTCCCAGGCGCTTCAATTCCGCTTTAATTTCTTTATTAATTCGGCCGGAAAAATTGTCGTCTTTGTTTAGTTCGCTTGGTTTCATTTTATTGCCTATGTTGGTTACAAATTTCGTCATAGTATTTTTTAAATCTCTTTTGGAATCGTTTGTGTTTGCGAAATTTCAACATATCAGGGGTTATTATATAATTCGATCTTATAAAAAAATCTATCATAACCCTGGCGTCGAAAATATTCATTCCGCCCCTTACGACTTCCAATAGCATTTTCTTTTGTTCTTTTGTGTATTCTTTCATACAACTATTTTACTATGGTTTTGGTTTATCTAAAGTAAAGTTTACGCACGCCCCGTCATTACTATTATTAACGCCGGTTAATAACCCGTTTATTTTGGCAAACTTACGAACGTTCTTTAAGCCCGTTCCGCTACCCGTGGGCTTGTCGGTTATTGGTATATGATTGTTTACATTAACCAAAATTTCTTTACTGAAACCGCCGCCATTGTCCGAAAAAGCAAGGCAATCGCCGCTTAAAAATACATGAATTTTAGTGGCCCCAGACTCAAAGGCGTTTTTAAAAATGTTCGTTATCGTGTCCTTGAATAGCGCCTTGGATACCTTCGGAAAATTGTTCGACTGTATATCCATTGTTTCTTCCAGGGAAAAGGTTTCCGCTATTTCTGGAACAAGTTTTCTACATAATGGAATTACGTCTTCTTTGTCCAGGGCCACGGTATCGCGCACCTTGTCGGCCGCGTCCTTTACGCGTTCAATAGCATTGGCGGCGATTTTATTTATTTCGCTACTTTTTGATATTGATAATATCCGGCCCAACAATAGGGCGACGGCGTTTAAGTCATTATTTAAATCGTGTGTATCATTCATATTTATTTTCCTTATTACATTGGCCCCGAAGGGCCTGGCCTTATTAGTATTGTATTTTATAAAAAATTCTATCTGTTAAAGCGCGGCCCATTTTTTCGGCCATTGTCTTTTTAATATGGTAGTTAACCGAATTTCTATCAAAAGAAGACTCTCCAGGAGCAACAAAACTTTCCTTGATTTTTATTGCCTGGTTAATTTGTTCTTGCGTTGGTTCAAAATCAAAACTAATTCTAATTCCGGAACCAGTGTAAAATCTCGTATCGTCGATTAAATCGCCATGGGCCTCAAGGGTAGAAAAAGCTTCGATTTTTTCTAGCACATCGTCACTTACCAGGCTTTTAATAGTTACACTGATATTTCCGTTATTTCTTACCGAGTTTTTAACTCCGGCCTCTTTTAGAATTTTCTTAATCTCTTTTGTTGCCATGTCTTCGTTCCCTTGTTTGTTTCTATGACTAATATTATCAAGTATTGGCAAATTTGTCAATACACCGCGTCATAAAAACAAGCCTAATAAGTTACCGAAATCACTTCTTTTTTGATCTTTTTTCTATACTCTTTTTAAATCGCCTATTAACTTCGATCTGATACCAGGCCCGTATTATGTAAAGAATTGCGCCCTGGTCCGTCTCTTTTCCGGTCATTTGCTTAACCGTGGCCCAAAATCTCGGTTCTATCCTGGCGCCTAGTCTTTTCATTGGTCTGGCCCTATTTTAAAGGTTGGATAGTAGACGCGAACGGGGCCGCCGTTATACTTATAGCCTTTTCGTTGTATAATAACGGCCCACATAATAGCGCCGTCCGTCGTTGTTTCCCAACTTTCAACAATACATTCTATTTTGGTATCAGTTGGAACATATTCGTTTCGACCGTCATGGTTTATTAATGTGGCCTTAAAATTAAAAACTTTCATAATGTTAACCCCTTATTCGTCCAACCTATATTCGTTTAAAATCATAGCGTGGGCCGTTTGAACGGTTGGCAAGCCCTTAAACCTACGCGAACCATTCTTATAAATGTCAAACATCCCAAGGTGATCTTCCTCAATTTCCCAAACAGTAGTTCCAATTAAAAATTTCATATTATGCCGCCTTTTCAAGTTCACGTTCCTGGCGCTCATATTCCGCCATTTGTTTATCGTAATAATTTTGTTCACGTTCCCATAGTTCCGTTTCTAATTCGCCCCTTATTTCTTCATAGTCGGCCCCGTTTACGCCCCTGGTATAGTTTTCGTCCAGGACTTCTTTTATCTTTTTTGTGGGCCAGTTTTTTAAACTCATGGGTTCGTTCCTTTGTTCTAAATACATTATGACACGCCATGACAAATTTGTCAATACATTTTTGTCAGGTATTGCATTTTTTTATATATATTTAGTCAAGTATTATCAACAACTTGCACACATGGCGAAAATAATAAATAATAAATATATGAAGGGAAAAACCGGAAATTTAATTTTAAACAGGAAAGTAGGCGAATCGGTCCAGGTTGACGGGCCAGCAACGTTCACAGTTAAGGAAATTAAAAAAGGTAAGGTTATTCTTTTAATAGACGCAAATGACGAAACCGAAATATTACGAGGGTCCAAGGAAACGGCCGAACATAAAGAAGACGCCAAAGAATAGGCGCTAAACGTGGCCCGCCGGCCTGGACCTGGTAGCCGGCCACGTTTTTTTAAAAAAGGAATTTGGAAATGAGTAATGAAAAGACCACGACAAAAAAGAAACGCGGACGGCCCAAAAAGGTCGCGGACGGC